GGTGATCTGGGTGAACTGGGAGGGGGAGATGATCTCCAAGTCCTTGATGTTGTTGATGAACAAGGACATGGACACCTCCCTCAACTTGATGTTGTAGATCATCAGGAGCATGGAGTCCGAGAGGTAGGGGAAGCAGTCCCTCAAGGACCACAACATCATGTTGTGGAACTTCTTGGGGTTGGACGTCGTCAGCTTCTTGTACTCCTTGATCTTGTGGACGTCCATCTTTATGTAGGACTTGCTCGCCTCCCTGATGATCTTCTCGATGACCAAGATGATGCTGGTGGTGTCCTCCATCTTGGTCTGCTCCACCTCCCAGAGCTCCCTGTCCTCCCCCTTCAAGTCCAAGAGGGCCTGGTTCAGGATCCCCATCTGCCCCAACATCCCGGTCAGGCTGGACTCCTCCTGGTTCACCTGCAGCACCTCCTCCTGGCTCAAGGGGGGGATGTTCTCGCTGAGCATCGACATCATCGAGGTGACCCCCTCCGCCGAGAACTGCTTGTTTATCAAGGAGATGTCGGCCAACCTCATGTCCTCCTCCGTCAGGTCGCTGCTCTTGTCGAACAAGTCCTTCTTGATCCAGTTGTTGTGCAGCAGGATGTCGTCCAAGACCTCCAGGTTCGGGGGGGACTCCAAGCACTCCTCCAAGGAGTAGGACTCCCCCTTGGAGTCGTCCAGCCTGATGTCCCCGATGAGCTCGGAGGAGTAGCTGTAGGTGTCGTCGAACAAGTTCAGGCTGGTCGACATCCTCATCCCCCTGAACACCCTCTCCGTGATGACCGTGAGCTTGGTCTTGTACTTCATCATCATCAACTCCACCTCCGTCTTGAAGTTCATGGCGGACGGGTCGCAGCTGTACAAGATCAGGCTGTCCTCGGACAAGATGGTCCTCTGCGTGAACACCAAGTCGGTGTCGGAGTGCTCCTTCAAGAACCTCCTGACGGAGATGAAGTTCTTGTTGTCCTCCACCGAGTCCTTGTCCCTGGCCTTGATGTCCACCCTCATCTTCCTGACCCCCTTCTCCCGGAACTCCTCGGCCCAGGTGATGAACGAGAAGTCCGTCCACATGTAGATCATGCTGTCCCTGTTCGAGGCCTTGTACTTCTTGTAGTACAACCTGGAGGAGTTCACCCTGCTCATGCTGACCTGCTTGTCGATGCCGAAGGACATGAGCTTCCTGGCCTGGGTGACCCTCCTGTCCTCCAGCGACAAGGACACCTTCGACAACGACAAGTCCCCGGTCCACTTCGAGAAGGCCATCTTGGTCATGAAGTCCACGTCCTCCCTCGAGAGCTCCTTGGTCTTGCTGTCCTCCAAGATGTACATGGGGGAGGTCTTGGACCTGTAGAGGTTGATCAAGTTTATCTTGAAGTTCCCCGAGTCCGGGAAGTCGGACAACATCCTCATCCTGATGTTCCCCGAGGTCTTCGACAAGAAGTTGATGAACTCCGTGAAGGCCTTGTAGCAGTAGTCCTTGTCCTTCATCATCTCCCTCATGAACTTGAAGGGGTTGTCCCAGACCTTCAAGCTCTCGAACCCGAAGATGTGCACCATCTTCTCGAACGCCTTCAGGGAGCTGTTCCTGAAGTCCGAGGTCTTGTCGAAGATGTAGTTCATCAAGTCGTTCTTCTGGAAGGAGGACTTGTACTCCTCCATGTTGAACTGCAAGGTCCGCATCGAGGGGTGGTTCATCCTGTTGGACTTGATCATGGTCGGGATCTCGGCCTCGACCTTGTCGGACATCCTGCAGATCTTGTACATGTCCCCCATCATGTTCTTCGACGACCTCAAGTCCTTCCTCTCCATGCAGAAGGTGACGAACTTCTTCACGTCGACGGAGAACGAGTCGGAGTCGATCTTCGCCTTCATCTTCTCCATCTTGGAGGAGGCCGACGACATCATTATGTCGTCGAACTCGATCTGCTCGGCCGTCTTGGGGAAGATCATCGCCTTCCCCCTCGACAGCTGGAGGGCCCTGACCAAGGAGTGCACCACCATCGTCTCCTGGAACTCGTACCTCCTGTTCATCCCCACGAAGTAGGTGTTCTTGAACCTCAAGTGGTTCAAGATGTCCTGCACCGACAAGTTCACGTTGATGCTGTCGATGTTCATCTTCTTTATGATCTCCTCCTGGGACTCCCCCAAGATGTCCTTGTAGAAGTGGTTCTTCACCTCGATCAACCTCTTGTCCATCCTGGTGGGGAGCTCCATCCAGAACTTCCCCGAGCCGGACTCCTCGAACGGGATGTAGTGCCTGGACCTGGAGGAGGCGAACTCGGGCCCCGCCGTGTACAACCCCTTGTAGAAGGACTTGAGGTTCTTGGACATCCCCATCTTGAACATGTGGAGGTCCGGCCCGACCAGGAGGGTCTCGATGACCTTGTCGGTGGGGAGGAAGCCCAGCTGGAACGGCAAGTCCTCCTCGGGGGTGTCGAGCAAGAAGCACAACTCGTCCACCAAGACCTTGTCGTACCTGTAGAACCTCTTCAACTGGTTCCTCGCCATCTTCAGCAGGATCTTGATGGTGTCCAAGTAGGACCCGTGCTCGAAGCACCTCCTGATGTTGGACAGCATGAACTTGACCGCCTCCTCGGGGGCGGTCATGTCGGGGATGTCGTTGGCCGTGTATATGTCCTTGATGGTGGCCCAGTTCATCCTCTTGCCTATGGAGAAGAGGGAGTTGAACTCCGTGATTATGAACTGCAAGCCCGACTTCTTCCAGTTGGTGTGGATGTTGGCCAACCGGTAGAAGCAGTCCAACGCCAAGAGGTAGGTGTGCATCGCCTTGTCGGCCTCCGCCAAGTTGGGGAACTGGAACAAGAGCATCTTGGTCTTGTCGTCCGAGGACACCAGGGTCACGCTCTCCACCAAGGTGGTGTGCTCGGACATCATGACCTTCTTCAGCAAGGAGTCCACGGCGTCGTCCATGATCACGTGGTACAAGGAGCTCAGCTTGTGGAACATCCCCTGGCCCATCCCGGACTCCAGCACCGGGGCCCCGTCGGACTTGTTGTCCATCTTCCTGTACTCCTGGACGTTCTCGTCGAACTCGTCCTGGTCCTCGGGCTTGTTCTTCCACTTGTCCCTGAGCTTGTCGGGGGTGAGCATTATCTTGTGGGAGAACGAGGACACGACGGTGCACATGAAGTTCTTCAACCTGTGGTCGGTCTCGAAGTTGTAGCAGAAGTGCATGAAGTGCTCCATGACGAAGCCGGGGGACCACTTGGTGGCGTCGGCGTTGAAGGAGGCGAGTATGGCGTTCCCCCCCTTCTTCACCTTCATCATCATCTCCTCCCTGAAGGAGGACATGGTCTGGGACTGGATCTCGGCCTTCCTCTGGTCCTTCGTGATCATCTCCTTGCTGTGCCTGTCGCACATCTGGAACGCGATCGTCTCGAGGAACTTCACCATGATCCTCAACATGACCGACTGGATCAGTATCTCCCTGGGCCCGCCTATCTGGGACTTCGGGAACACGGCGAAGATGGCCTCGACGATGTCCTCCTCGGAGACCATGCTGATCAGCAAGTGGGTCGGGAGCTCCTTCAACATCTCGAACAACGACAAGAAGCTCTTCGTCTTGGTGACCTTGTCCTTGAACTCCAACACCTTGGAGTTGTACTTCCCCCCCGTCAAGGACGAGGTCATCAGCATGGCCGCGTCGATCACCTCCGTGCAGGCGGCGACCATTGCGTCCAACATGAGGACCTGGTTCTTCATCTCGGAGAAGAACTGCTTCGTCGCCGACACCACGAACCTCTTGTCGAAGATGTGCAACTCGTCCTGGGACATCCAGAACTCCGTCAAGTTCCGGATGTTCCCCTTCGACCACTCGGTGTGCTTGATCTTCTGGAAGTGGAGCTCCGCCGCGGTCATCTTCGACACTATCTGCTTGATCCGGTGGTCCGTGAACCCGGACTCCTTGTTGAACAAGTTGCACAAGTAGATCTCGTTCATCATCATCCCGAACTCCATCTCCAACTTCAAGTCGAAGAAGCTCTTGAAGTACACCCTGTCGTAGTTGGTGTCGGACGACATCATCTTCCTGATCCTGTCGTAGTTCATCTCCCCCCCCTTCTCCAACATGTAGGAGAACCACCGGATCTGGCAGAACTGGACGTAGGCCTCCAACCTGCTCCGGATCGGGCTGCTGCATATGTCGTCCACCAGCTTCTCCCTGTTGGTCAAGTAGGAGCACGAGGAGTGCAGCAAGTACCTGTTCAACTGCAGCGAGGTGCTGGTGCCCCTCCTGTGCTCCAACATTATGAGGACCGAGAACACGAACGACTTGTCCAAGAGGGGGGTGATGATGCGGTCGGACTTCACCATCTCGATCTTCTTGTCGTGGTAGTCGGACGCCATCCCGATCATGACCTCCCTCACCTTCAAGAAGTGCTGCAAGTCCGTGACGGACATGGTCAGCCACTTGGTGTGCATGTAGTCCTCGTCGAACTCCCTCCAGGAGTGGAATATGTAGGACTCCTGGTAGTCGATGTTCTTCTTCTTCGTCATGATCTTGAACCTGATCTGCTTCTCGGACGTCAGCTTGGACCCCCTGTGTATCATCAAGATGTAGTTGTCGAACGCCTTGGCGACGGTGTGCCCCTTCTTCTCGTTGAAGATGTGCCTCCTCCCCTCCATGTAGCAGATGTTCTCCATCAACCTCCCGACGAAGGACACCACCTCCCACAACTTGGACTTCTTGATCTCCTGCAAGAACGAGAAGGACCCCAAGTCGCTCAAGAAGGTCTTCAAGTTCTGGTCCTCCGACTTGGACTCCTGGATCATGTCGTTGTACAGGCCCTCGAACAAGTTGCTGTCCTCGACCTGGTCGATCCCGATCCCCATCTGGACCACCTCGTACTTCTTGTCCTCCACGGGGAACCTCGCGTCGTTGAGGTACATGGTGCCGTCCTCGGTGACCTGCTCGAAGTGGAAGAACAGGGGCAAGGAGGCCTTGTCGTTGTCCTTGTTGCTCAAGAAGGGGAACTTGAACACCTTGGACATGCAGTAGTCCTTCGTCCGGAGGGCCTTCCGGATGTCCTCCTGGTCCTCCAACATCTCCTTCAACTTGTTCTTTATCTTGTAGTCGTTCTTCTTGAAGACGGCCTCCAAGTGCTTCGGCACCATGTTCTTCCCCAGCATCATCCTCATCTCCAACTCCACCTCCCTCAAGTACTTCTCGTGGTCGATCTTGCTGGTCTCCTCCAACTCCTGCATCATGTCCATCTCCTTCAGCGACTTCATCTCCTTCTTCTCCAAGTTCTTCCGGGAGTCCCCCACGTCGTAGGTGATCTTGTCCTGGATCTTGTACATGTCCACCAAGTTGGACAGCAAGCTGATGTACTTCCCCCTCTTGTCCTCCAAGCTGATGTCCAAGTCGTCCTTGACCGTGTCCAGGTTGAACGCCAACAGCTTGTAGGTCTCGTTGTTCTTCAACTTCTCGTGCATGGTCTTCACCTCCCTCAACATCTTGTTCTCCATCAGCTTCTCCCTGATGGGCTCGAAGTGGGGGGACAAGTAGAACGACCTCCCGTCCGAGATCTGCCAGACCAAGACCTCCAACACCACCTCCACCTTCAAGTGCTTGGACATGTCCTCCACCAGGGCCGAGTAGGAGGACCTCTTGTTGTCCACGATCTTCAGCATGTCTCCGACGGTGACCGCGAAGTCCACCAAGACCACCTTGTTGTCCCTCTCGTAGTAGAAGTCCGGCGTCTTGTGGGAGTAGAGGCCGTCGTACTTCAAGTCCTCGATCAAGTTCATGTCGAACTTCTGGGGGATGTCCATGCCCATCTCGGCCAAGACGGAGATCCCGAACAAGTTGTGCCTGGAGTGGAGCCAGGTGGAGACCGTCTTCCGGTTCAGGTTGAACTGCATCTCCGTCTCGTAGTAGGTCTTGGTGTCCTCGAGGGTCATGATGTCCTCCAACTCCTCCCTGTCCTTCTTGGTCAAGTAGATGGACTCGTAGAAGTCCTCCACCTCCTTGTACACCTCCTTCGTCTGGTTCATCATCATGTCCATGTTGTCCCGGGTCATGATGCCCGACGGGAACTTGATCTTGTCGGACTCCTCGAGCATCCTGAAGTAGATCCTCATCTCGGCCTTCTTGGGGAAGAACCTGGACATGTTGGAGTGGTTCTTGTTCAACAGCGTGAAGTAGGCCTTGTGCTCCGTCTCGAACTTCACCATGTACTCCGACTGGTTCCCCGAGAAGTCCCAGTCGAAGATGACCAACTCCCTCTCGATCCCCTCCTGGTCGTAGGGGTTCCGGAACTTGTTCTTCTTCTGGAACCAGGCCTCCGACAAGTCCATCATCCAGCTGAACAGCGAGTCCTTGGTCTCGAACAGCTTCATCAGGTCCTTGGAGACGTAGGTCATGGTGGGGGTGATCACTATCCCGTTCCTCATCTTCAAGGACCTCGTGGTGTTTCCCCTGTACAAGGTGACCTCGAAGGCCTTCTCCTTGTACTCCACCAGGTAGGTGATCGCCAAGGAGAAGGGGAAGAACCTCTTCAGGAAGCTGGACTGGTTTATCAAGGACATGATCTTGACGGTCTTGGTGGTCAGCTAGGCCTTGGGCTCGAAGTTGTTCTTAATATGAGAC